TTTAAATCTCGTCCCGAGATATATATACACTATGGCATAAAATTATTTTTACAGTATTTGCCCCCTAAATGTCCGTATTTACCCCTTATAGTAGTGACCTTAGTCACATTCTTAATATCACACCGTTCGCTTTAGCGTTTTGAACGGGTTAGTATATATAGACGAACGAATACTACATAGTGAGTCTATCTGGCTGTGAGTGGGTGGCTAAGACAGTCCTGAATGTAATGAAGGCTGGCTTGGTGCCAGCCACGAACCCTAGGGGGTAGCGAGATGCGCTAGAGCGCATCGAGCGATAAGGGGGAATAATCGACCTGATTGATATAGGGTTTTTATAAGGGGAGTTATGGCAGCGGGTAAAGGTAAAGAACATCACAATGTGATAGCCTTGAGAGAGGCAAAAGCCAAGGTTTTGGAGTACGTCAAGCAGGGTCTAACCCTTGAGGACGCTATTGCCAGGGCTGACCGCAAGCCTGATGTGATGAAGGTCTGGCGCCAAGACGCCGCCTTTATGAAGGATTTAGAGAAAGCCCGAACCGAGGGTGAGAAGACTCTTAGCATTGTCACAGGGGACGCTAAGTTTAAAATCGGCTTTGAGGAGTTCTCAAGGGAGTTCCTAGACAGCCCCATCTTTGCTCATCACCGTTCCTGGATTGACGTCCTTGAGGGACGTGAGCCAAGTTACACCCATGAGTCTATGGTCTACGAACCTGCCAGCGCCAAGCGTTTGCTTATCAACGTCCCGCCTGAGCATGCCAAGTCTACCGTTATCACAGTCAACTACTGTGTCTACCGTATTGCCATGGACCCGAACATTAAGATTACCATCGTCTCCAAGACTCAGGAGCGCGCTAAGGAGTACCTGTACTCTATCAAGCAGCGCCTGAGCCATGAACGCTGGGCTAAGATGCAAGCCGTCTATGGTTCTGCTGGCGGATGGAAAGAAGATGCGGATACTTGGAAGGCTGATAGGATTTACCTTTCTCGTGATTCTACCGAGAAGGACCCGACAGTGCAAGCGCTGGGTGTTGGTGGGCAGATTACTGGCGCCCGTTCCAACCTCATCATCTTGGACGACGTTGTTACGACTTCAAACGCGCATGAATGGGAAAAGCAACTCCTCTGGCTCCAGCGAGATGTAATTACTCGTCTGGGTGATGCTGGTAAGTTGCTGATTGTAGGCACACGTATTGCCTCGAACGACCTGTACCGTGAGATTAGGAATCCTGACCACTGGACTGGTGGCAAGACTCCGTTTACCTATATGTCCATGCCGGCTGTATTGGAGTATGACGATGACCCCAACAAGTGGGTTACGCTGTGGCCCAAGTCTAACGTCCCTTGGGAAGGTTCAGAAGATGCGGTTCCAGATGAGGACGGTCTTTATCCTAAATGGAATGGGCCCGCGTTGTTTAGACGCCGGTCTGAGGTATCCCCGTCAGCGTGGGCTTTGGTTTATCAGCAACAGGACGTCCAAGAAGACTCCATCTTTCCACCTGCGTGTGTCCAAGGTTCAGTCAACAGGATGCGAAAGCGCGGACCGTTAAAGCCTGGAACGCCTGGACATCCTGATGAAGCAGGACACTGGTACACGATTATTGGTCTAGACCCTGCTATGGCAGGTAATACCGCTGCTGTGGTTATGACGGTTGACCGTCAGACTCGCATGCGTTATGTACTAGACGTTGAGAATATGCAGGAGCCTACTCCGCAAAAGATTCAGAAGTTGATTGAGGACTGGGTAGAGAAATACCGCCCTCAAGAGATACGTATTGAGACTAACGCTCACCAAAAGGCTTACGCCTTGGATGAGAACTTACGTAACTTTCTTGCTTCTAGCGGAGTTAGATTTTCTAGTCAGTTTACTGGCAAGAACAAATGGGACACTTCTTTCGGTGTGGCTGCTATGTCTGGTCTCTTTGGGACTGTACGTAGTAATGCACACCAAGATGATAACCTGATTGAGATTCCGTCTCAGGATGGTTCCGAAGGTATCAAGGCACTTATCCAGCAGTTAATTACCTGGAAGCCTGACACCAAAGGAAAGACAGACTGCGTAATGGCACTTTGGTTCTGTGAACTCAGAGCCCGAGAGATTATTGGCAGTACAAGAATCAGTCAGAGTCACATACCAAACAGATGGGCTACAGCCCGCCAAGCAAGTACTCGCTACGTAGTAAACGTAAACGATTATGAATTTGGAACCGAATAGGACAATAATGGCAGACATTAAAACAATTGCGAGACGAGTTGATGCTATGAAGCATCGCGCCTATGAGCGCGACGCCCAAATGGCAAGCATCTTGTCTGTGCGTAAGGGAAAGATGGCAGAGGTCTTCCCTGACATGTTCCCTACAGACATGCCTAATGCCATGATTGCAAACTTCATTGACGTTGCTGCTCGCGACCTTGCAGAGGTTCTAGCACCGCTACCATCAATCAACTGCTCTACTACTAACGTCACATCTGACCGTGCTAGAGCATTTGCTGATAAGCGCAGCATGATTGCTAACAACTATGTTTACGTATCACGTCTGCAGAGCCAGATGTACACCGGCGCAGACCAGTTCTTTACTTATGGATTCTTGCCAATCCACATCGAGGCTGACTGGGATAATGACCTACCTCGTATCCGCATTGAAGACCCTATTGGTGTCTACTATGAGCGTGACCGTTTTGGTCGCCTAGTAGCATACGCAAAGCGCTATAGCAAGACTATTGGCGAACTCGTGAATGAGTTCCCTGAGTACGCTGGGGCTATTCTTGGACAACTTGGTTTCGACCAAAACATGAACGCAGAGATTGAAGTTATCCGTTACATGGATAAGAACTCAATCGTACTGTATGTACCATCACGCAAGAACCTTGCTCTCACACAGGCTAAGAACCCTATGGGCAAGATGACAGTTTTGATTGCTGAACGTCCATCTATCGATGGAAACCCACGCGGACAATTTGACGACGTTATGTTCGTACAACTTGCACGTGCACGTTTTGCTAACCTTGCTATGGAAGCGGCTGAAAAGTCAATCCAAGCCCCACTTGTTGTACCTGATGACGTTATCGACCTACCTATGGGTCCTGACGCAATCATTCGTACAACGAATCCTAATGGTGTTGGGCGTGTCCGTTTGGACATTCCCGCTGCTACTTTTCAGGAGCAATCAGCACTCCAATCTGAATTACGTCTTGGTGCTCGATATCCTGAGGGTAGAACTGGAAACATTGACGCTAGTGTTATCACTGGTCAAGGTGTCCAGGCACTTCTTGGTGCTTTTGATTCTCAGATTAAGGCAGGTCAAACTGTCCTTGCTGAGGTATTGGAAGATGTCATCAAGTTGTGTTTTGAAATGGATGAAACCCTTTTCAATAAGGATAAGAGTGTCAGAGGTGTAGCACAAGGTACGCCGTACGAGTTAAAGTACATGCCAAGCAAAGACATTAAGGGCGATACTTCGGTAGAAGTCCGATATGGTTTGATGGCTGGATTAGACCCTTCTCGCGCCCTGATTTTCTCTCTCCAAGCACTAGGTGCAGACCTAGTATCAAAAGATTTCATTCGTCGTGAGTTACCATGGAGCGTTAACGTTACTATGGAAGAACAACGTATTGAAATCGAAAAGATGCGCGAGAACTTAACTGCAGCAATCACTGCAAGTGCGCAAGCAATTCCTGCTATGGCAGCACAAGGTCAAGACCCATCTAAACTAATCCAGAATATTGCAGACGTTATTGAACGTCGCCGTAAAGGGGATAGTATCGAGGCTGCTGCGTTGGCAGTGTTTAAGGTTGAAGAACCTGAACAACCGATGCAGCCAGAGATGGCTCCGCCAGGCACACAAGGCCCAGTTGAGCAAGCGCCCCCGTCCCCAGCGGCTCCTGGACAACCTTCTGGCGGAGCCCCTCAACAACAGGGAGCACCAGCAGATTTAGCAACAATGTTAGCAGGCTTAGGAGGCTAAAGTGGCAACTCGCAAAAAGCGCGTAGTGACAGTAGATACCAACGAATACAATCGTCTGGAGATGTACTGCATCTGGCTTAACGAGTTCTACACCTCGCTGCTAAGAGCAGGATTTAAACACGATATTGCGTTAGCGCTTATCACAGATAAAGACGCATATCCTGATTGGGTTGATTGGAAACTCCCAACAGATAATGATATTTCAAAATACATGGATGAAGATGAGGACTAATAATGGCAGAAGTTGTTTCAGGAGTTGGACCAGACTCCAAGCGCACTGACAAAAACCTTAGTGCTCGTGTACAGCGTGTAGTTAACGATGCAAAGATTCAGAATGCTCCTGGTGGGACATATACTGAGCGTTCTAATCTAACAAATCTTGCAGAAGGTGCATCTACAGAAGTTGCTGGCAGTTTGCCAATGGCTCCTGTTTCAGAAAATACTACACCTGCTGTTCAAACAACAAATGTTTTTGCTCCAGGAAATCCTGATGTACCTCTATCACAGGGTGCTAAGGGTGGACCAGGCGCAGACAATTCAATTTTGCAGACACCTGTAGACGCACCAGACCAGAGTTCACTTCTTGCTCGTGCTTTGCTACAGGCAAATCCTACATCTCGTCAACTACTAATGATGGTAGAAGCATTCAACGAAATGGAAGCATAAATGGCTGATGTCAATGCAGCCATTAGGGGTTATCTAACCCAGAATAAGACACCTTTACAGCGTATGCTTGATTTGCAGACCGCTGGATTACGTGGTGACGAACTAGATAACTTTAATGGTCTTCTTAAAAAGTATCCAGGCATGAGTAACGACCTTGTTATGTCTATGGTGAAGCAGGGACTTAATGCTGACACCCCTGGTCTTGATAAGATTACTACTGTTGATGGACTTGCTGCGCTTAAAACTGATGCGCTTAAGGTTGATAAAATCAAGAGTAGCGTAAAGCCTAAGCGTGGAGTCCTTGGTTCTATTGAGGCTGCATTCAAAGAAGGCGTCTATGACCCATTCAAAGGTGCTACTCGTTTAGTATTTGCTGGACTTCGCTCACCATATGACATGGTAACTACACTTGGACGTGACGTAACCGCCCTTGCTCGTGGTGAAAAGGGTGCAGGAGCACAGACACTTAAGGATATCTCTCAAGGTATCTTTGGTGAGAGCACACTTTTTGGTCAAGTTCTGCGTAAAGGTAATGATGGAGTCGGAAATGGCTTCTTCGTATCACCTGAAACTAAGGTTGGCAAGGCGCAAGCCAAGCAAATGGCTGAGTTTGGTCTTATAAACGGTAAGTCATTCACACTTGGACGCGGTATTTTCAACGGCGTTGGTATGAATCCTAACAGCGCTGCCTACAATGTGCTATCAGGTGTAGTAGATGCAACACTTAACGTTGCTGCAGACCCATCAACATGGTTCGGACCTGGTGCTGTAGGCAAGATTATTACACAGGGTAAGACTTTAACTAAGATTTCACAAGAAGTTACCCCCTATACCAAGTCTTACTTTGACAATATTAGCAAAGAAGCACTTGATGACCTTGAAAAGTCAGGTCAGATTACACGCGATAAGATTAATAAGAAGATTTCTAGCCAATACAAGCGAATTGCTAATCAATATAAGTCTAAAGAGCAAGAAATCATCTCTACAGAGCAGAAGATTGTTACTCGTCAGGTAGATACTGCTAAGAAACTACTTAATTTTGAATCAAATAAGTGGATGCGCTGGGCTAATGAGCCTGCAGATAGCGCTGTAAAGCAGACACTTTCTAACAAGAATATTGCTGAGTGGTTCGTAGCGAATCCAAAGACTCAGACCGGTGAACTCACACAGGCTATGGATTTGCTCACTGCTGACATGAAAAACACTGGTGGATTCTTTGATGGTCACATCATTCTTGATGAGATTCCAGAATACGGCAAGGTTAGCGTTGGAGCACATGGTCTGGACGAGTACATCGTTACAGCAAATGATGCAAAGAAACTTAAACTACTAGACCTTGCTGATGACTTTGTAAAGGCTGACGACAATACACGTGCTGCTGAGGCAGTTCGTCGTGCAAAGTTTGCAGATGCACTTGATAAGTTGGGTAAGAACGCTACTGACCCAGACTTTAAGATTTATAATGAACTTGCTACTAATCTACGTGATGGTGCTGCAAACCTTGAAGGCTTTATTGGCTCATTGTTTAGCCAAGGAGAACTGCTTGTTGCAGCAAAGCCACTAGGCACACTTATTGGTGAAGTTGCAGACTACAAGAACTTTACAGTAATGAGCAACATTACCCGTGCTATTGACAAGATTTGGAAAGCAGACGGCTACACCAACGTACGTTCTATCTACGGAAAAGAAGGCGGCGTAGTCATTACTCGTGGCGAAAGAATCGCTGCTACACGCGCGGAAGTTGGAAATGCTGCTGCAGAGTTTGCTGACCCAACCAACCTTGGTCCTAATGTAATGAAGTTGCTTGATTCAATTCAAGATACAAAGGCTTCACTTGCTGCTCGCCAGAATGAACTTGATGACTTGCTTAATAAGCAGTTAGACTTGAAGGATAAGGAAGTATGGTTCCAGCAACTTCGTGAGAAGGCTAATGGAGACCCAGATATCCTTCGTGAACTTATACAAGACCCAGCAAATATTGGTATTAAACCTTTACTTAAACTTGAAGCAGAACTTGCAGATAATGCAGTTATGCGTGAATCAGTCATGGCGCAAATTGGTATTACCGACAACTTCATGGGTAATGTCCTAGATACACCTGGTGTTGAAAAGGGACTTAAGTTCATGCTTGGTCGTCAGTTCCAGCCTGTCGCTGAGTTGGTTGCTAAAGAAACAGACCCAGTTAGACTTCGCCGTTTATTT